ACCGATTGCAGTTCCACCTACAGTAACAACGCCCTCTTTTCCGTGATGTGTAGCCATTTAGACCTCCTTTTGTTCGTCTTGTTTTATCACTTCTTCTTTTTTCTTTGTAGCATTTTTTTCATTAGTTTTGTAGCCTAATTTTTTATAATGCTCCAAAAAATCTTCTGATATGGTAATTTCATCATCACCTTTTATCATTCTAATATCTTTAGCCATTATGCACTCCCTCTTGTAAATTCATAGAATACTCTTGCTGTTACTCTAACGCCACCATAAGGGTAAATTGTACCCTCATCAGTAGTTACGTCAACAATTTGTGTATCTAAAGCGTTTCCATTTCTTGTAACATCATTATCAAGTGTTTCTTCAATAACTTCAACAATTTGATTTCTTACTGTATCAATATTTGATGTTGTTCCCTTACCAAAAGCCACAATTAGAAAATCTATTGTACCAGAATATGTGCCACTACCAGTATCGCCAATGCTTAAAACTTCTCTTGTTTCATCACCAGATTGTATAAACATTGCAGGAAACTGAGCATCTGAAAGTTCTTCAACTTCAAATGGTTCTCTTGTAATTTTTTTAAAATCAATAGGGCTTGTAACTGCATCAAGTTTAGTAATTATATCACTTGCTATGTTTTCTCTTTTGCTCATATACGCATCTGTTTAAAATAAAATTTTGAAAATTCACTTCTCAACTTATCTTCTTCTTTATCACCAATAGCAAAAAAAGGTCGTGTAATTTTTCTTTTACCAACACCTAAACTATCGTGAAACGAAGCTATCTTTTCTCTTTCTTTATTAGCAAAAAATAATGTGCTTTTAAAACCACCAGTTCTAAAGTCTAAACTTCTAAACATCTTTCCAGTATCAGTAAGGTCTACAAAACCAGTTTGTCTACCCCTCTTTTTTCGGCTTCTAACAGTACCTCTTGCATAAGAACGCATTTTACCACCATCTGGAAGTTTCCCTGCTTGTGTACGCTTTGTAATCATAAGAACAGCCATATTTGACACTCTTTTAAGACTTTTTTGAATAACTGATTTTTGTTTGCGTGTAATATTTTTCAGAAGTTTTTTTACTTCAATATTATTAACATTTACTTTTATGTCTACAGCCATTATCTCACTAAACGTAAATGATGTATTGGTTCTTTTTCAGAATCAGATACTGTACCCCCACCATCTTCATCATATTCCACGCCATCTCTAAGAATAGCTTGAAACTCTTCTTCGTATCTATCTCGGTAGAAATCTATCTGAACTTGGAAAGCATCTTTTCCCTCGCCAGTATCTGGGTCACGCCATTTGGTTAATTGTGGATAAACATACTTCCATAAGCATAAATAAACTACTGATTGTGTCCATTGTGAATCAGTAAGCTTTGAACTATCCATCTCTACTGATGAAACTTTAGTAATATCTTTATATCTAACTTGATGACGATATCTTTCCCACCATTCCTCACGAATACGCCTTAAAACATCATTTTCTGCAAATTGTAATTGATCGGCAAAATCTGATATACCAAATCCTAGAATATCTGGTTGAATTTTTGTAAGACTAGTATTTGTTACATTAAATTCGTTTGTAGACATTACTCAGCCTTTTTGGTTGTCTTTTTAGGTTTAGGTTCTTCTTCAATAATAGTTTGATCTTTTGGTGGTTCTGGTGTTGGTTCTGGTTTTGCAGATTTACCATCATCTAAAGACCAACCTCTAATATCCCAAATGTTTTTATTGTTATCGTAATCTACTTTTCTTCTTTGTATAACTCTATTGCCTTTTACAAGTTTTACCATTTCCATAAGTTCAATTCCTTAATAAAAAGGGGTGGTTTCCCACCCCATAAGTTTTTAGTTAGCCAAGCTATCTGCTGTTAACTTAACTCCATAACTATCATGGATTTCGCCAACGCCATAAACTGCTGTAGCAACTATCTCGTCTGCTCTTAATGAAGCATCTCTTTGTGATTCAATCTTGAGGTCTTGCATCATTGCTAATGCAAGTGCATCTTGAGAAAATACACCACCAATACTGTCATCTGAACCATCTACAGAAATATTTGAACTTTCAAAAATCTGTATACCTGCAATACTTCCAACAAAGCCACTTCTCATTGCTTCGTTTGAAAGTTCTGTATCTCTACCAACAAATGTATTTGTTAAAGACTTCTTAACATTAAATATTTGCTTTGGGTGAAATACACCATAGTAAGGTGCAGGTGCATTAGCAGTTCTTAAATCTGCACTAGCTTCAAATAAGTCTTGAATAGTTAACTCATTACCTGCTCCACCACCTCTTTCAGTTGAAAAGCCAGTAAATAATGCTGATAAATCAGCGTCAACTTTTCTAGCTATTGCTTCACCAAATAATCTTCCAATATCACCTGCAACATTTCTTGGTGCAGAGTTTCTTGCAAGATCAGTTAGTGTAGTCATAATTCCAACTTCAGAAGCTGTAATAGTAACTGATGTTGGATTTACTGCTGTATTAGAGAGGTCTGTCGCTTCATTTACTGCTGACGCTGAAACTGTCGCATAAATAGGAACTTCAACTGACTTTCCACCACCCACGATTGTGTAGTTTCTGACAAGATTTCTCATAATTGATTGCTCGCTTGCCACGAACAATGCTTCTTGTACTATCTCGGTGTATAACTCCGAAATGGTACTACTGGTTGTTTCGTTAGCCATAATTACTCCTTATAAAAAATATAGCTTCAATTATTATTTAGATTAATCACAGTAGCTTTGGAATCTCTTTGCTTTCTCCATTTTGCATAGGCTTTCCTATCTTCTGGATTATTCATATCTAATTCCCCAATATTTAAAGACTTATTGAGTTCTTGTCTATCCACATTTGACACCGTGCCAGAGCCACTTGGAGTTGCACTAACAAAGTGTGGGTTTTGTGTTAAAAACTCTTGTACTAACTCGTCAGTAGTAAAAAGTTCCCCTTTATTGTTATACCTTGCCAAACCTTGATTATCAAGTATTTCTACATTTCCCTCATCATTTAATCTAATTTGGGGTTGTAATAACGATACAACTTGATCTGGATTGATTGCTTTATTCTTTGACGCAGATTGTAACAATGACTTATTGATCTTAATATCTTTTAGCTGACTTTCTAACTGGGCTTTCTCTTTTTGCCATTCTTGAGTTTTGGTTTTAATTATTTCCTCAAACTCGCCCTTTTGTATCTTTTGCTTTTCCTCTAATTCTTTTTGTGTCTTTACAGATTGTATTGCAACATCAAGATTATCTACACCTAATTTATTAAGAACTGACTTGCGTTCTTTTGCTAGTCT